TCTTGCTCTACCTCGTCATCGTTATAATCGTCTTCCTCATACGGTTTATAGTAACCCTTCTGCTCTACATAATCGCTGTAGTCATAACTAGGGTCATCGTCTATTCTGCAATATTCTCTACCCATTTTGCTCTGCTCCTATTCGCTGTGCGTATTCGTAACCTGACCTGTATCCTTCGCGGTAAGCCTCGTTGCCGTCAGGGTCAGGGTGAAAGCCGTGTATCCCGTCATATTCTCCGCGCTCTAAGTCTGTGAACTCCTGAAAGTATTGTTGCATATTGTACGTCTTCTCTGCTAAATCTTCAAGCTGTGCTTGTTGTATTTCGTCTTTACTCATGTTGTTACCTCTCGTTACCAGTTATGAATCACGCCCGCAATAATAAACAGGCACGTTATCAAATTTAATAGTACCACAGCAGACCGCATTGATGCAACTATATCTGCCTCTCTATTGTTGTCTCCTAGTTTCTCACCAAGAGACAACGCCCACAATCGCCACAGTCTACGCATCAAACCTCTACCTCCTCGATGGCTACGTCATCATGTCCAATGTTGCGCCAGATTTCTGCTATATCTTCAGCCTCAGCGCGTGTCTTTAGATAGTACCTGTTGACCTCTAAACCTCCGACCCAAATTGTATAATACGTCATCTCTACGCCTCCTCTGTGCGTTTTTGGTGGTATCTGTTGCCCACGCTTAATATATTAATCGCGTCCTTCTCTGTCAATTGGTAATGTTCTGCAAACTTTTCGATTGTCAAATAATTGTTTACCCATTCCAAATACAAATCCGCTAGTTGTTCAGCCATATTAAAAGGTTGCATTATTCCTCCTCCTCACCTAACCATAGGGCATAGTCTTTTATCTCCTCGCGCAAGTTGTCAAGGCGTTGCTCAAATTCAAAAATATCGTCCTGTAGTGCCTCGTTGCAATTCTTGCGTAACTCCTCCAATCTACAAGAGGCGTGCCAAAGATGGTCTTCTATGTCTGTGCCTCTCAACTCGTCTGCTAGTCTCTCATTGTTCATGCTTCGCGCCTCCTTTAGGCTAGGGTTAATTTCAATTTAGAGGGGCACTTTAGCAAATGCCCGACTAGATTGCAACTCCTCCTGTTATACCTTGTAAAATTCGTTGTACATTGGCTCAACTTTGCCGTCTCTCTCGAGGTGCATCGTCCAGTCTTTGATGAACACCCGCGCCTTTTTCTCTGCTAACTGTAGCACCGCGTTGAGTCTGCTCCGTGTGGTGCGTGAATGCCACCCCGCGTGTGAAATCTCAATGTTGCCCGCGTCATCTCTGTAGGCAATCTCGTTGCCGTGTAAGTACAGATGACCGCCCACGCTCTCTGTGTTGTCTTTGCGTGCGTACTCACCGCGCACGAATGCTCCAACTACGTCTTTTTCTATCTGTCTCATTATGCCACCTCCTCTTGTCGTTGTTGTAGGTCTTCTACTTGTCCTTTCATGCTCAAAAATGTGGACAGTAACTCTCTCGACTCCTCGTTCAGCTTGCCTTTAAAGTTGGGCAAGATTGCTTGCTGTGCTTTGAATATGCCCATAGCCTCGTTTTCGTCACGCTCCGCAATTCTATTGTAATCATCGCGTTCTTGCTCGTTGTTTGCCTTTAATGCCCATTTGCGCCATCTAAGAGCCTCAATGTCTGTCTTGTATTGCTCTTGTTTCAACTGGTTGTATAAGTCTTGTTTAGTCATATCAATGCGCCTCCGTTGGTCGCTGTCGTTGTTTGATGGTTCACACTTTGCCAAATGCCTCGCCAATCGTCCACCAAAACGAGTGACCAAAATATTCAATCGGGTCATTGTCGCTTGGTTACTGGGCTACAGCCTAAAATTATTTTCTGGCAATTCTGGGATTCCTCGCGATGCGTGCGTGTGCGGCTGTGCGCGTGTCGCGTGCGTAACGTGTGCGCGTGTATGCGTGTCGCGTGTCCGTGTGCGTGCCTGTGTGTGCGTGTGTGTGCGTGGGTGTGTCCGTGCGTGGGTGTGTCCGTGTGCGCCTATGGGTATCCGCAGGCATACTCACACGCGCCTGTGGGCGTACGCAGGTGTACGCAGGTACGCGTAGGGACGCGCCCGTATGTGTACGTGTGTACGCGCAAGGGGGCGGGGGGGCGTGCGTACGCATGACGCGCTGTGTGGTATCCTCCCGTATACAAAAAAAGCCTAAAATAAAAAAAGGATTAGCCTGGTGTTTATACCTCTAAGTTGTTGTTTTCCTTATGTTTTCTAAGGCGGGGATTTAAGATGACTAATATATAAAAAAGGGTCACGTTGGGGAACTAAAAAGTTGACCTGCGGGTCTAAATAATGCTTGACTTTTGTTTCAAAGTATGCTATAATATGGATATAATTAAGACATTGTTTAGAGCCTTAAGTATACTTAAGTATCGTTTAGTTATTAATCTTTAATGTTAAATAATAAACGCTATCCTAAGGATACTTAAGATAACTTAAGGAGAGTCCAATGGACAGCGAAACGAATCCTCCGAAAAGGAGGGGGCGACCACGGAAATCAGATGTGGTGTCAAGAAAGAAAGGGGCGACAGGATTGTCACGGGGTCGTCCCAAAGGTGATGCGGCTATAATCAACGAATACAAGAGTAGGATGTTGACCTCACCTAAGTCAAGGAAAGTGTTAGAGTCAATATTTGATGCGGCACTTAACGATGACCATAAGCATCAGTCAGCCGCGTGGAAACTAATTGTTGATAGGATAGTACCTGTAGGGGCGTTTGAAAAGGATGTTGTCAAAGGCGCGGGGAAGTCAGCAATACAAATCAATATTACTGGTGTAGGTGGTGAGACTACAGTAGTATCAAATCAAGAAGATGATGTCATTGACGATGGGGAAATCATAGATGGCTAAAAAACTAGAACCATTTGATTATCGTAAGCATAAACCAAAGGATGTAGGTAAAGGAAAGCCATCTACCGAAATACTAACTGGTGTGGGTTTACCAGACGGTCAGGAAATGATTATTCCTACTGTATGGTGGGATGAAAAAGGAAATCCTGTTTTGTTTGAAAATGTTGAAGACGCTATGAATGAAGCGTTAAAATATGAAAAAGAAACAGGTTTACAGTTTCCAAGATACTCTACTCCAGAAGAAGCAACAGCCTTTGCAATAGCTAGGTCAAAAGCAGGAGGGGCTAGTAAAGGATTATTAGCAAGGGACATCAGTAAGGAGCAACAAGCCAAGACAGCTAAAACATTTGTGGAGGCTCTAAGATAATGGCTAAGTACTTTAATCGAGACGAGTTCGCTTGTCAGTACACAGGTAACAACGAGATTCAGGACGAGTTCATTGAGCGTTTAGATGAACTTCGGGAAGCCTGTGGTTTCCCATTTATAATTACATCGGGGTACAGAGACCCTAGCCACCCAATTGAAGCAAAGAAAACTAAAGCAGGAACTCATGCACAAGGCATTGCCGCAGATATTAAAGTCAACAACGGTCTACAGCGTTTCAAAATCGTTGAGAAGGCTATCGAGTTGGGTTTTACGGGAATCGGAGTTGCTCGTAGCTTTGTGCATGTTGACATCCGCAATCCTGACGATACAACCCCTTATGTGATGTGGACTTACTAATGGCTATTAAATATATCCATGTCAACCAACATAAGATACGTTCTAATAAAAAAAATAATGAAAATGAACCTGTGTTGACTGTCAAAGAAGGCAAGACAAACACATACGGTCATGCTGTAGAAATACACGGACCAAGTGAAATTATATATGGTGGTAACGATAAACCCATACTATCCTGCGGGGCAAGGGTCGTTATTAAAACCGAAGCGGATATTACTATTAAATGACAGAACTTAATGTTTCGCTACTACCGTGGCAACAAGAAGTATTTGAGGACGAGACTCGGTTTAAGGTCATAGCCGCAGGTAGACGTACAGGCAAGTCAAGGTTAGCCGCTTGGATGCTAATCATCAGGGCGTTACAAACTGAGAAGGGTCATGTGTTTTATGTAGCCCCTACTCAGGGTCAGGCTAGGGACATTATGTGGCAAGTCCTATTAGAGATAGGTCATCCTGTAATCTCCTCTAGTCATGTTAATAATTTACAGATAAAACTAGTCAACGGGGCAACCATAGCACTCAAAGGTGCGGATAGACCAGAAACCATGCGTGGTGTCAGTCTTAAGTTCCTAGTTATGGATGAGTACGCTGACATGAAGCCAGAGGTCTGGGAACAAATCCTACGTCCTGCCTTGGCTGACCAAAAGGGTGATGCGTTGTTCATTGGTACGCCAATGGGTCGTAATCACTTTTATGATTTATACACGTATGCTTGTGTCGGTGATGATAAAACATTTGCAGGTTATCACTTTACTAGCTACGATAATCCACTGCTAGACCCTGAAGAGATTGAAGCGGCTAAGAACTCTATGTCAGCTTTTAGTTTCCGTCAGGAGTTCATGGCATCATTCGAGGCACAAGGTAGTGAGTTATTTAAAGAAGAGTACGTTAAGTTTTCTGAAGAAGAACCTCAATCGGGTCAGTACTACATTGCAGTCGATTTGGCAGGCTTTGCTGACGTGGCTAAAGCTACGACAAAGACTAAACGACTTGACCAAACAGCTATCTCAGTTGTTAAAGCAAATGAAGAAGGTTGGTGGGTCGCTGATATCATTTATGGTCGATGGGGTGTGGAAGCCACTGCGAGAAAAATCTTTGAAGCTGTACGAGACTATCAGCCAGTGGCTGTCGGGATTGAAAAAGGAGCGTTAAAGAACGCTGTACTTCCATACATCTCAGACTTAATGAAGTCCAACAATAGGTTCTTCCGTATAGATGAACTTACTCATGGTAATAAAAAGAAAACAGATAGGATTGTTTGGGCGTTA